CGTTATCTGCGCCTCCTAAGTCATTCGGATTCTATGAATACTCAGCACCGCAATACTGCAAGATCACAGACCGCAATGCATGGGCGCTGGCTAATCCAGCACTCGGCCATACGATTACAGAGGAGTCACTTGAGGAAGCCGTTGCAACGAATAAGATTGAAGATATTAGGACTGAGCTTCTATGCCAATGGATTGATTCTCTACAGAGTCCATGGCCTCATGGTATTCTTGAGGCAACCTCCGATGCCACGCTCCAGATTCCGATTGGTGGCTATACAGTATTTGGCTTCGATGTATCTCCATCTCGCCGCAATGCGAGCCTCGTGGCTGGTCAAATTATGGGTGACGGAAGAATCGGTGTCGGAATCTTGCAGACGTGGGAGTCGCAAGTCTCGGTAGATGACCTAAAAATAGCAGCTGAGATTAAGGGATGGGCTGATCAATATCGGCCTAAGATGATCTGCTTCGACAAATACACGACGCAATCGATCGCTGAAAGATTGGCTAATGCCGGTCAGATTACTCAAGATGTATCAGGCCAGCAGTTCTATCAGGCTTGCTCTGACCTTCTTGATGGTCTAGTCAATGGTCGCGTAGTGCATAACGGACAAGAGGAATTGATAAAGCAGATGAATAACTGCGCGGCTAAGACCAACGATTCTAGCTGGCGCATCGTAAAGCGTAAGAGCGCTGGCGATGTATCCGCACCGATCTCTCTTGCCATGGTTGTCTCGATGCTATTAAAACCGCAACAGGTAGCGGCTATCTACACAGAATAAACTATATGTAGTGTATAATTGCCATCTATGGGTATCCTCTCGCGCCTTACAGGTGCAACACCGAAGGCCAATGTTGAAGCGCAATACGCACCGCAGGTTCTTGGTGAGTATTCGCCTTATGCGATGCCGTTCCAATTTGCTTACGTTGGACGCACAGAAGCTTTAGGAGTTCCGGCACTAGCTCGATGCCGTAACCTTCTCGCTGGCACAATCGGCACAATTCCATTGATGTTGCATAAGAAGTCAACAGGCGAGATGCTAGGCAGCCCTCTCTGGTTAGATCAGCCGTCTTATCATCAGCCTCGATCAGTAACTATTGCTTACACAGTTGACTCACTTCTATTTTACGGACAAGCATTCTGGCAAGTAGTCGAGGTCTATCAAGAAGATGGGAGACCATCTCGGTTCGAGTGGATTGCTAACAGTCGCGTAACAGCGACACTAGATCGCGATAATGTCTTTGTAAAGTCTTACGCCATTGATGGCACAACAGTACCGATGGACGGCCTTGGCTCACTCGTTACATTCCAGTCACTTAATGATGGCATTCTCAATACTGGCGCATCAACTATTCGCGCTGCTATTGACGTGCAGAAAGCCTCAGTAGTAGCTGCTGCAACGCCTATGGCTACGGGCTATCTCAAGAATACAGGTGCGGATCTACCACCTTCTGAAGTGCAAGGATTACTTTCAGCATGGAAGTCTGCCCGTCAAAATCGTTCTACGGCTTACTTAACCTCAACTCTTAACTATGAATCTGTAGGCTTCTCACCTAAAGACATGATGTACGGGGAAGCAATTTTCAACCTCGCGACGGAAGTGGCACGCTTGTGCAACGTGCCTGCCTACTACGTCTCAGCAGATCAAAATAATTCCATGACCTATGCCAACGTTACAGATGAGCGTAAGCAATTCTTAACAATGTCCTTGCAGCCATTTATATCGGCCATTGAGGATCGTCTTTCAATGGATGACATAACAGCTCGTGGCAACGTTGTCCTATTTGACATCGATAAAAATTTCCTACGCACAGATCCACTCGTAGAATTGGCAGTAATTCGCGAGATGCTTGACCTACAGCTCATAACTGTAGAGCAGGCAATGGGCATGACAGACCTAACACCTAACGGAAGCCATGGGATGATATATGAATGAGATGATCACATTCTCAGCAGAACTTAAAGCAGATGCAGCAGAGCGCACGATCTCTGGAAAGATAGTTCCCTACGATGGCGAAGTCGGAATGACATCTGCCGGAGCCGTAGTCTTTGAGCGTGGCGCAATCAATATCGCTGAATCAAGTAAAGTCAAGCTCTTACTAGAGCATGATGCTAAGCAGCCGATTGGCCGCGCTCAATTTTTTAATGAAACAGAAGACGGGATCTATGCGTCTTTTAAGATTTCTAAATCATCACGCGGCACAGATGCATTAATCGAAGCCGCAGAAGAACTTCGTACTGGTCTATCAGTCGGAGTCATGGTCAATGCAGCCAAGCCTAAGAATGGCGTGCTGTATGTATCGAGTGCAGAACTCCTCGAAGTAAGTTTGGTTCAGGCAGCAGCCTTTAAGTCTGCCGCCGTAACCGATATAGCGGCGTCTGAAGATGAAGCCGTAGAAACCAACCAACCAACAGAAAGCGAGACAGCCACCGTGGAAGACACCACTTCAGCAGTCGAAGCAACACCTACAGTTGAGGCTGCCGCAGTTGAAGCTGCTCGCCCTGCTGTAACAGCAATGGCTTACACACAGCCACGCATTGAACTAACAACTGCAAAGTATGTAGAGAACACTATTCGCGCAGCAATGGGCGATGACGCAGCTCGTCAATACATCGCAGCAGCAGATAGCACAGTCAATAACCCAGGACTCGTTCCAACACGTCAGTTGTCAGAGATCGTCAACCCTCTCGGTACAACTATCCGTCCATCGATCGAAGCAATCTCACGCGGAGTGCTTCCAGATGCAGGTATGACTTTCGAGATTCCAAAGATTACAGCAATGCCAACAGTTGCAGAAACAGCACAAGGTAATGCATTTAACGAAACAGATCAGACATCAGACTTCCTCTCAGTAACTGTTAAGAAGTACGCTGGACAACAGACATTCTCTGTCGAATTGCTAGATCGTACATCTCCAGCATTCTTTGATGAACTCGTTCGCAACATGGCCGCAGCATACGCAAAGGCTACAGATGCAGCAGTTAACGCAGCACTTATCTCAGGCGCAACAGCAGATGCAACTACAACAGTTACCTACCCAACAGCAGCAGAACTCCTCGGAGTAGTTGCTCGCGGTGCAGCTTCTGTCTATGGCGCAACACTTGGCCTACCTAACCCATTCGCTCGTAACATGATCGTCAACACATCACAGTGGTCTAACATCATGACACTCAACGATGCAGGACGCCCTATCTACACAGCTTCACAGCCACAGAACGCAGGCGGAGTCGCATCACCTACAGCCCTACAGGGTAACGTGGCAGGTCTTAACCTCTACGTCACACCTAACACAGCTGCTGGAACTGACACAGATGGATCGATCATCATCGTCAACCCAGACGCGTACACATGGTACGAGTCACCAACATACCGACTACGCGCAGAGTCAACAGCTGCTGGTCAGGTAACAATCGGCTACTACGGCTACGGCGCAATCGCGACCAAAGTCGGAGCAGGCGCATTTAAGAATAACAAGGCGTAAGCCACACTAAGTCGCTGGCAGGGTAGTGCCCTTCTACCCTGCCAGTCTTTAGAAAGGATAAGAGCATGGCATTGACAACAGTTGCAGAGCTTCGCACCGCCCTAGGCGTTGGCACTCTCTATACTGATGCAGTCTTGCAGCAAGTCTGCGACGCCGCAGACAACGTACTCTTGCCCTTTCTATGGAAGAACCAGCAATACATTGTTGCTCATGGCAATGAAGGCACAGTAGGCACTCTTTATTTTGATCAGCCTATCTCAAATGTCTTTTATGTCGGTCAGTCAGTAGTCATCTCAGGCGCAGGCACAAAATACAACGGCACTAAGACAATCACGGCTGTAGGCGAGTATTCATTCAGTATTACAACCAATCACACTAGCGACAACCCTTATCACACAGTTGAGCCCTACGGCATCGCAGCAGCTGAGACTTACACAGATTACTCAACGATTCCGGCAATTCAAGAAGCGTCTCTCATGATCTCGATTGACATCTGGCAAAGCCGTCAAGCTCCATCAAGCG